ATGCTTCTGTTATTTGGGTATCTATAGCATTACCATTTCTAGTTATATCATTATCTAAGGTTTCTTCAACAACTTCTATAATTTGATTTCTAACAGTATCTATATTTGTATTAGTACCTTTTCCAAAAGCAACTATTAAAAAATCTATTGTTCCCCTATAAGAACCAGAACCAGTATCGCCTATGCTTGATACTTCTCTTGTTTCATCACCACTTTGAACAAATAAAGCGGGAAACTGTGCATCTGATAATTCTTCAACTTCAAAAGGTTCTCTAGTAATTTTTTTAAACTCAATAGGACTTGTAACAGCATCAAGTTTAGTAATTATATCACTAGCTATGTTTTCTCTTTTGCTCATAATCTCATTTCTTTGAAATAAAAATTATTAAATTCTTTTATTATTTTATCTTCTTCTTTATTTCCAATAGCAAAAAAAGGTCTTTTTATTTTTCTTTTACCAACTCCAAATGTGTCGTGATAACTTGCAATTTTTTCTCTTTCTTTGTTTGCAAAAAATAATGTGCTTTTTGAAACACCAGTTTTAAAATCTAAACTTCTAAACATTTTACCAGTATCGGTTAAATCTACAAAACCTGTTTGCCTACCTCTTTTTCTACGACTTTTGGCGGTTGATCGTGCATATGGTCGCATATTACCGCCATCTGGAAGTTTGCCTTTTTGTGTTCTTGTAGTAATCATAAAAATAGCCATGTTAGAAACCCTGTTAAGAGATTTGTTTATTACAGCTTTTTGTTTTGTTGAAATAGTTTTTAAAAGTTTTTTAACCTCAATATCATTGATGTTAACAGAAACTTGCATTTATCTAACTAACCTTAAATAATGTAATGGCTCTTTTTCACTATCTGAAACAGTACCACCACCATCTTCATCATATTCAACACCATCACGCAGAATAGCTTGAAATTCTTCTTCGTATCTATCCCTATAAAAATCTATTTGTACTTGGAATGTGTCTTTGCCCTCGCCTGTGTCTGGGTCTCGCCATTTAGTTAATATTGGATAGGCATATTTCCATAAGGTTAAATAAACAACTGATTGTGTCCATTGTGAGTTAGTTAACTTGCTATTGGTCATTTCAACAGATGTAATCTTAGTTATATCTTTGTATCTAACTTGATGCCTGTATCTTTCCCACCATTCTTCCCTAACTCGCCTTAAAACGTCATTTTCAGCAAATTGTAATTGATCGCCAAAATCAGAAACCCCAAAACCTAGAATATCTGGTTGTATCTTTTGTAAATCACTATTAGCAACCGCAAATTCAGATGTAGCCATTATTTATCCTTTTTTTTGGATTTCTTTGGTTTTTCTTCTTCTATCCAATCAGAACTTAAAGCATCTTCTTTTACTTCTGGTTCAACAACTGGCTCAACAACTGGTTCTGGTTTTGGTTCTGGCTTGGGTTTAGGTTTTTCGGTGTATTCTTTAAAACCTCTTAAACCATAAGATGACTTGTTCATTTCATAATCAGCTTTTAATCTAGTAATTACCTTACCATTTCTTTCTAATTTAATCGTGTCCATAAATAACCCTTTAGTTATAGGGGTGGTTTCCCACCCCATAGTTTAGTTGATTATTGGATTGATGAATCTGCTAAGATTTCTATACCATAGCTGTCTTGTAGTTCTCCAACACCATAAACTGCTGTTGCTACAATTTCATCTGCTCTTAAACTAGCATCTCTTTGAACCTCAATCTTGAGGTCTTGCATCATTGCTAATCCTAAAGCATCTCTATGGAACATAGCACCTTTATAGTCTCCCGCTGTACCTGTATTAGCCATATTAGCTGTTTCAAATACTGGAACACCAAATAAAGTTCCTATAAACCCAGAACGTAATGCTTCATTAGAAATATCAGTATCTAAACCCGCATAAGTGTTGGTCATACCTCTTTTAAGGTCATGTGCTACCATTGGGTGAATAACTAAAGCTAAATCATTCATTGGTACAGAACTATTTCTTAGGTTTGCGTGTGCCTGTGCAACTGTATCTGCTGATAATGCCGCACCAGAACCACCAACTGATGTTGAAAACCCATCAAACAATGCTGTTAGGTCTAAATCAATCTTTCTAGCTATAGCTTCACCAAAAACTCGCCCAATGTCTTGAGCAACATTCCTTGATGCTGAATTTCTAGCTAAATCAGTTAATGTTGTCATAATACCAACTTCTGATGCTGTTATTGTAACAGAACTTGGATTAATCGCTGTATTGGATAGGTCTGATGCTTCACTAACTGCACTTGCTGAAACTGTTGGATAAATCGGAACTTCTACTGATTTACCACCACCCGCAATAGTGTAGTTTCTGACTAAACCCTTCATTATTGATTGTTCACTAGCTGTAAACATAGCTTCTGCAACTATCTCGGTGTATAGTTCCGAAATGGTCGAACTGGTTGTTTCGTCTGCCATTTAATTTTCTCCTTTTAACAAAACAGATTATAATTTAGAATTAATCACAAAAGGTTTAGATAATTTTTCTTTCCTATATTGTCTATAGGCTTCTTTGTCTTTTGGATTATTCATGTCTAAATCACTCAAATTAAAAGGCTTATTGAGTTCTTGCCTATCCACATTTGACACCGAGCCAGAACCACTAGGGGTAGCACTAACAAAGTGAGGGTTTTGTGTTAAGAACTCCTGTACTAATTCATCTGTAGTTAAAAGTTCACCCAATTTATTGTATCTTGCAATTCCATTATTATCAAGTATTTCTACATTACCTGTTTCATTTAGCTTTATATTACCCTTTAAAAGTTCAACAACTTGGTCTGGGTTTATAGCTTTATTCTTTGATGCTGACGATAATAAAGACTTGTTTATCTTAATATCTTTTAATTGATTTTCTAATTGTGTTTTTTCTTTTTGGTGTTCTTGGGTTCTTGTTTTAAGTATTTCCTCAAACTCACCCTTTTGAATACGTTGCTTTTCTTCTGCTTCTTTTTGTGTTTTTACAGCAGTTACAGCTATATCTAAATCATCAACACCTAGTTTCTTATACATAGAACCTCTTTCTTTGGCTAATCGTCTTTCAACAATGTTATTAACCTCATCTTGTGTGAATGTCTGTGTTGGTGTTTCTTGTACCTGTGGTGCTTCTTCTTTTGTTTCAGTAGTTTGTTCTACTTGATTTTCTTCTGCCATTTCTTACTCCTATATATCCCAGTCTGGGTTTGTTGGAATCCAAGTATGTCGGCATCTATAACCACCTCTAACAATAAATGGGTCACCTGTTGATTTTCCTTGCCAACCTTGATTATTCCAAATATCCCGAATTTCTTTCTCGGTTAATGTTTTATTTAACATATTCTGACAGAAAGGTCTACTATCCCTTACAAGTGTTCCTGTATATGTAAAATGATTTAACCCAGATGCTTTAGCTTTAGCTACTGTGAATTGTCCATGAAACTGCATAACACTATCGTGTGCTATTTGACTTGCATAACGTCTAAGGTTGTTTCCCGCCCTATCTGATGCGTACTGGGTATGTAATTTTCTAACTGCATCTTCTACTTGTGCTTTTTTTGCAGTATCAAATTTATTCTCATTTATAAAATCAACTAATTCATTTATTTCAGTAACATTTGAGGATTTATAAACCCCATTAATATGTGATTTGATATTACTTACCATATCGTTAAAAGGTCTACCCGCTATTGTACTTTGGTAAACTTCATCATTAATAACTTTTAAAAATCGTTCAGCTATATCTTCAAACCCGCTAAATGATTGTGTTTTTAAGGCATTGATTGTGGATAAATCAACATCTGTTAGGTTCTTGAATTTTTTAGGAATAGGCATTTTACCAAAAGTATCTAATACTTCTTTTGCTATTTTATTGTATTCTTCATTAATTATTAGATCAGCTTCATTTAAAAATGTGTTTTGTATTATTGTTCTTAGTCTGGGTTGTAATTGAATAGCTAGTCTTTGTGATACTAATTGACCTTTTGTGGCTCTAGTAACTTCATTAATAATGTCATTTTCTAAAGTATATAGAACATTAATTATACGTTCTTCATGCTGATCTGCTAATTTTTCTAATATTCTCGACATATTTTATAATGGAAAGTCTTTTTTCCATGCCCTAATAGACCAGTAAGCGGGTGAAAGTGTTTTTTGTCCTTTAACTTCTTTTAGAACACCACCCATTCTAGCTAAAAAACTTTTTTGTCTTGCGGGTATGCTTTTCTTTATAGACATTCCTCTAGCACCAAAAGTAACTTTCTTTATGTTACCTGTGGATTTGTTTTTAACATAAACACCAAACTTTTTTCTTTTAGATTCTGCTGTGGATAATCTAAATGGTTTGTTTAATTTAACGTCTTTACCTCTATAAGTAGCCATTATTTCCTATTATCTAATCTTTCGTTAACTATTGCTTTACATACTGGGCAAACATAAACATCTTTTATTTTCTCTACGAGATACACCTTACAAACGACACATATTTTTTTAGGCTTTTCCATAACATAATCATCATTTTCTTTTTCTTTTACTCGCCCTTGAAATTATATCTTTGTCAAATGTTCCACTTCTACCTCTACTAATTAGCTTGTTTACTCTAGCCATTGCCCAAGCTGACATTGGGATTCTAGGTCTTGAACCCGCAGAAAGAAACGCACCTTGACCCCTACGAAAACTAGCCTTTAAATCAGCTAAATTAAAAAGTTTAGATTTTTTAGCTTTTGCTCTTAATGTTGCTAAAGTCTTTGCTGATAATGGTTTACGTCTAACTGCCATTATGTCCTATTCCTTCTTTTCAATAATGATAAAGGTATTTTAGCACCCGCCTTATATAACTTGCTTATTTGTTTCAATAAGTTTGCCCTAGCATTTCTTTCAGAACCTTTTAATCCAGATAAATATTTTTTAGGTATTTTGGTTTTTTTATCTTTTGGTACTTTACGTTTCTTCGCCAACTGTTTGACCTTCTATTTCTGTTGTTTGGAATTGTCCTCTAACTGTTCTAACAGCATCTATTTCATCATTAATAGTTTTCATTGTTTCATTATCGTCTATTACTGCTTCTGCTATTTGTTTATCTATTTCTTTGTTAAATGTTTCGGATTTAATGCCACTAGCTTTAGCCATTTGTAAATATTGTAGATCGTTTGCCCAATCTCTAATATCAAATGTATCTGGGTAGTTTATAGAACCATCAAACTGTTTATCTTGCCATCTAGCAAATAATCCCCATATTTGTTCTTCGGCATTTTCTAAATAATCTGCTTTTTCTGATAATCTGGCATTTAATAATTGAAATTCAGTTTGTAATGCAATTCCACTAGCTATCTGTGTACCTGTTGCCCTTACTGAACCCATGTGGGTTATTCTATCAATAGCATCAACTTTGTTTTGAATACATTTCATTATCCCATCTAGGTTTTGACCGCTAGGTTGGATTATATAAGGCTTTAATGCACTATCTAAATCTTCTGGTATTTCTATTATTGCACCCGCACCCGCACTAGCTTCAACATTAGGGGTTTTAACTAAACTTGGGTGGTTTGCTAATCTAATTAACTGTTCTTTTTCAGAATAATCATTATAAATAGATTGCTGTAAATAAGCTACATCTGCTAAATCAGATATTCCTATAGGTCGCTTTGCACCTCTAAGATTATAAACATTTACTGCGGGTATCTTGCCTATTGGGTTAGCTACTTCTTCTAATAACCTTGCATCACCTTCTTTGTATTCTTCTTGATAATCTTCTACTTCATATGTGCTAATAGTTTCTTCTGTGAATACTTTAATGATTGCTCTTTCGGTGTTTATATCTTCTACAACCATCAACATGTTTAAATAGAACCTACCACTTGCAGACCTAGCATAATTCCAGTTAACAACATTTTCTGGTGTATATATTGAAACATAAGGTCTTATATCTTGTGCTAGTTCTTCTGCTCTTGTATTTGCGTTTGATTGTGGCTTATCAACTATTACCCAACAATTACCATAAATACTTGCGTTCATTTGAACCTCACGCATTATAGTATTAAATGACCTACCATCTAAATCTGCATCTGATAAAAATGAAGTAAGTTGTTGATCTCCATCTAAAGAACCATAATTTCTAGTTGGTGGAACTCGCCATAGAAAACTTGTGTATATTTGAACTACGTTTTTACAATGGTTATCAACTGGGGTATGTCTAATTCTAGCATCATAATCTTCTGGTGATTCTAAAACATATCTATGAAGATAATAACCATTTTTATAATCATTACCCCCTAAATAACTACGAATATAAAACTCCCAGTTAGATATATTTTTATCCCACAATTCATGTTTGCTAGTAAGTGTTTCCCTGTTCATCAACTCCACCTTTTAGGAAGGCTTGGTGCAAAATTCCTTTTTAGCGGGTATAGATATTCTATTAAATAACCTAAAGCATCATTCATGTGATCGTAACCGCTATCTTTTTCTGGAATATGTGTACCTTCCTTATAAATCTGTCTTTCTATGCTTTTGATCGCATTTTTACAGAATTTCACAATAAATAAGCTATTTTTTCCATTTACGTTTTTTAGCTTTGAATTTACTGCGTTTATCCTATCCCTTACTAAAGGTGCTGTACTTCTACATCTTACATCAAAACCATTATTTTTCAATATAGATAAATCAGTTAATCCACCC